GAGAGCTGGTGGGATAATGAGCTTGCGGCCACGAGCGAAGATCTTCAGACCAGCTTGGTCGCGGAAGTTCGTGCGGATTGCGATCATCGCATTCAGCAACGAGGCTTCGTTGAGGTCGATCTGAGTCGTCGGCGTGTTTGCAACCGAGCCACCGTCGATCGGATGCGAGGTGGAGCAAAGAGCAACACCGTCACCGCCGACTGCAGCATTGTAGGTCTGCGCCGTGTTCAGGATGTTCGCGCCATAAATTTCCTTGGTCTGATGGAAAGATTCCACGAGGCCGAGGTTGGAAGGCCGGAATTGGGTCTTGTAGAGGTTATCGTCGATAGCCTTACGTGTGATCGCGTAGCCGAGAGCGATTTCAGTGTGCTCTTGGTTATACACGAAACGCTCGCCAGCGCCCGAATCAAAGGAGGTCTGGCCACCTTCGGTCTTGAGCTGTGCGAGGCCGAGGTAACTCATTTCAGCGGTACGTTCGAGAGCCATCTTCGAGTCATGCTTCGTGAAGATCTTGTCGTATTGCGACGGGATCTGCTCGTATTTGCCTTCAACGCCACGGAGGCCGGGGAGGAGAAGGTCTTTGATCTGTGAGAGATTAACAGCCATTGGTCCTTACTCCTCTTACGAGATGCCGGTCGGGCCAGCACCGTTCGTGCGCCAGACTTCGTTGTTGAAGCCGACAACAAGATTGCAGTACTGCGTTGTGGGATCGCCACCGTTGCCGAACGAAACGGCGTAGTCGACGATAATGAAGGGGTCGGTGACAGTCGTGTTGACAGCGTTGACATAAGCTGTCGAACGACCTGTGGCATTGTTGCCGCCGTTGGAGTTGCCCGACGTTGCTCCGGTTGTGGAGTAAGCGAACGTGCAATACTGACCTTGTACGCCAGACGTATAAGACGTGGACGTGCCAGTGACAGGGAAGGCGGAACCAGAAGACTGCACGATGAAACGAGCATTCGGATCATCGATGACATATGCCGTCACGTCGCCGGTTGCGTCGGATCCGGGCCAGTAGCTGGACCAGACAACGCGCTTCTGAGACGTGGACAGATATTTACAACCAACGAAAATACCGGCGAGGACGGTTGAGCCGCCAGCCGTGGCTTGGGTGATATAACCGGTTGCGGAGCCGGTAACAGGCGATACAGGGTCGCCAGTGAAGATCGGCGTCGTGTTGCCAGACGCGATCAAACGGGGGGATTGAGCGAACGTGGGAGCGCCGCCTGCACCGCCCTGAAACTGCAAGAAACCGCTGGGCGCAAACGTATTGGCCATGACGGGATTCTCCTTTCAGAGAGTTTCCATCATCGCGCAGCTGGGCGATTGTGAAACGTGGGATTTGAGAACAACCTACCGCAGCGGGGGTAGGTCGGCTGGCGTATATTACATAGTTTTATAAAAAAGAAAAGGGGGGCTTTCGCCCCCTTAATCTCATTGCTCTGGAATGTAGAAGTTGTGGTCTTTGCTGACCTTCATTCGCGCATTGGCATCGTCGCGGTTCATCAAACCGCCACGGCCATTTGGATCCAACTGGCCTTCTTTGGTTTTGACCTGATTCCGCGCGTTTTGTTGATCGCGGGCCTGCCGTTCTTGTGTGATTACCAGTGGGCGCTCGCAAAGGAGCTCGCCTTCGCGCTCGATCGCCCCGACATAGCCCTTCGGCATCATCTCGGGATGGCGCTTCACATCGACCGGCTCCCAACCGCCCATGGAAATGCGGTTGTTGTGATTCGGGTCTTCCCAGCCGTTGACCGACTTCATTTTCCACTCATACGACCAACCGGGTGGCGGGGTAGGGGTGGCAAATTTGTCAACGCCTTCGTCGAGGTTGGCGTTATTGTGTTCACGCAACTCGGCAATACGCTTTGCGAGGCGGTCGTCTTCCACCTCTGGGCGCATCTCGCCGCGCAGATCTGGACGTTGTGCTGCAGTTTTCATGTTTGATATCTCCTATTAACCGGCCATTTTGCCTGCTTTGATCAACGCCATTGTTTGCGGCGTACTCTTTTGGCGTCATACCCATGTCTCGAGCCGCTTCTTGCTCGGCGCGCGTTAGGGTTACGACGTTTGACGGACGACCGCCCGTACCTGTCCCAGAACGGGACACG